GGTCTAATGGACCCAAAACAAACAATGGTCCTTTCCTATCTTCACAAGGCCATTAAACCATTTAACAACCTACGTATGGTTGAAGATGCAACCGTCATTTATCGCCTCTCCCGCGCACCGGAGCGCCGTGTATTCTACATTGACGTAGGTAATATGCCAACTGTCAAGGCCGACCAATATGTGCGTGATATTATGGTTAAATACCGTAATAAGTTGGTGTATGACTCCTCAACAGGTGAAATCAAAGATGACCGCAAACATCTATCAATGTTGGAAGATTTTTGGTTGCCACGCCGTGAAGGTTCTAAGGGAACTGAAATCTCTACACTAGAAGGTGCCCGTAACCTTGGCGAGTTGGAAGATGTTAAGTATTTCCAATCTAAACTATACCGTTCACTCAATGTTCCTATTGGTCGTCTAGAACCACAGCAAGGTTTCTCCCTTGGCCGTTCTACAGAAATCACCAGAGATGAGTTAAAGTTCACAAAGTTCATCCAGCGTCTTCGTAACAAGTTCTCCATTCTATTTGATGACCTACTAAGAGTCCAGTTGGTTCTGAAGAAAGTCTGCACCGAAGAAGAATGGAAAGAGTTCAAAGAAGATATTTTCTATGACTTTAAGAAAGATAATAACTTTGATGAACTAAAGGAAGCAGAACTTCTTAATGTCCGTCTAGATACACTTGCAAAAGTAGATCCATTTGTTGGTAAATATTACAGTATTGAATGGGTACGTAAAAATATTCTTCAACAATCTGATGAGGATATGGAAGAAATCAACGGACAAATGGAACAAGAAAATGCTATTGTCGCACAGCAACAGCAACAGCAAATGATTGACCAGCAGGCACAACAACAGGCCGATCAACAGAACCAGTTACAGTTCCAGGGTCAACAACAAATCCAACAAGCCGCTATTCAACAAGAGATTGATAAGAATACAGAAGAACAACCTGTTAGTAAGAGCGAACTAATCAATAAAGACCATGAACAATCTATGATGGATAAAAAGATTGAGTTGGAAAAGATTAAGTCAAAGAAATCTACTGCACCAACAAAGAAACCAGCACCAAAGAAAAAGACTGTTGCTAAAGAAGCAAGAGATATGGGACTAGTTTATGTTGGTAATAACCAATATTCTAGTCTGACAGGTGATGCTCGTTTCATCAATGAAAATGGTATTCTTGTAGAACTAAATAAGGATAGTTTAGTTGACTAAAATTATAAAAGAAACTACTCATTCCGGTTGTATTGAACCTGGCAATGCCAAAGGTGAAGAAAATCAGTATATGAAAATAAATGCTGATGCTTATCAACTTGACCAAGAAGATAAGTTGATGAATATACAAAAGGCACATTTAGATCATCATAATAAGGCATTAGGTTTCAACCATTTCAATCCAACTGAAATAAGAACTGGAAGAAATCATCATTTAAAGGCCAATACTGTTATACAAGAAACTACAACGGCCAGAACAAGAGTTAAAGCAAAGTTGGATGAGTTAGGTGGTAATTTAGGATATGAAGGTACATCTGATGCACCACCAAAAGGTAGAACAAACGACCAACTTGAAGAAGGTCCGCTAAAAGATAAGGCCAAAAAAGTGGCCATGGCAGGTATGACTGCCGCTAATATGTATACCATGGTAGATGCAATGAGTCAGCATAAACCAAGGCCTCAAACTGATATGGTACGTGCTGCAACAGCATTGCCAGGTGCAGCAGGATGGGCAGCAAGTGCCGCACATTACGGTAAAAAAGGTTACGATCTAGCAAAAGACGCATTGAAAAAGAAGAAGGCTACCATGGAAGAAGAAAACAAAATGCCAAATCCGTGCTGGAAAGGTTACAAGGCCTACGGCATGAAAAAGAAAAATGGTAAAGAAGTTCCTAATTGCGCGCCAGTGGAAGAAGATATAGATGAGTCCGCAGCATGGCAACGTAGTGCTGGTAAAGATCCAGAAGGTGGTTTGAACCGTAAAGGCATTGCTTCATATCGCCGTGAACATCCTGGTTCTAAACTATCAATGGCAGTAACAACTAAACCATCAAAGTTGGATCCGGATAGCAAACCAGCAAAGCGTCGTAAGTCATTCTGTGCCCGTATGGGTGGAATGAAAGGTCCTATGAAGGATGAAAAAGGTAGACCAACTCGTAAGGCCTTAGCATTGCGTAAGTGGAACTGCGAAGAAGAAACAAAATATCCAGAGACAGCAGAACGTGGCATTTACGAGAAAGCACCTCCTGGTGATAAGTTTGAACGTATGGTCAAGCACATCAAGGCAGGTTATGCTAAAGATGGTAAACTAACCAAAAAAGAAAAAGGTATTGCTTTCGCCACCGCATGGAAAGCCAAAAATAAAGAAAAGTTGAATGAAGGTGCTCCTGCTCAAGCAAATGTGGATTTTTTTAATAGATTGACAAAAGCAGGTGTCAATAAAGGAATGCCTGAGTCACACGCTAAACAGATGGCATCTTTAGCAGCATTTGAGAGCGGGTGGGGTAAAAGTCATATTGCTCAAAAAGGTAAAAATTATTTTGGACAAACTGGTGAAGGACCTGGTGGACATATCATTGGTGCTGATAAACAAAAACATAAAGTATTCAATTCTGATGATGAGGCCGTAGAACATCATGTTAATAAATGGTCAAAATATTATTCCAATGATCCTAAAGAAACTACCGCCAATTTGGTAAAAGCAGGTTATAATAAGGTCAATCCAAAATGGTCAAGCAATATTATGAGCATACATAACAAATACTCAAGTGTTGCATCATCTACCAAACCAGAAGCACCAAAACAGCCTGAGGTATCAAAGGCACCAGAAGCACCAAAACCAACACAAGTAGCATCTACACCTTCTGCACCTGAAACACCAAAGTTACAGAATCCAGATCAAAACATTACAAAAGTTGCTTCTACACCAGCACCATTGCAGGTATCACAAACAGACACTAAAGATAAAAAACCAACACAAGTTGCTTCTTTGCAGGAACTAAAAGCGGAAACACTTGGTTCATATATAAAAAAGGCCTCAGCATCACGTAAAAAAGCATTGCATAGTTCTAAAGCAGACATTAAAACCTGGGGTAAACGTCAAAAAGGTATTACAACTGCTGTTAAGCAACTAACAAAAGAAAACAGTAAAGATAAAGATTTTGATGATGCTGTAGGATTTATGGGTAAAAGTGATGTTGCAGAACAGCAATCACATATTCATCTAAATAAACCTGATCTTAAAAAAGAAGTAGGTGCCACCGGCACAACACACACAATTCACGAGGAAACTACAATGGAAAATCAAGACCTTATTAATGAGGCGATTGAGAACATTCTAGAGAATGACCTTAACGCTATGAAAGAAAATCTCATGACTGCCCTCCAAGAGAAGGCACAGGAGAAATTGGAAGAAAAGAAAAAAATCATAGCATCTGAGTATTTTGCACAGTAAAGGATATATGGTAAAATGGATAATCAACCAAAATCTTTAGCCATTGGTTATAGAGTTTTATCAACAAATTCTATAAATCATACTATTACGGTTAGATATTTTTCAAATATTTTGACAGAAGAAATGTTAGCATCAGATTTTAATTCGGATGGAACGATAAAATTAAATGAACATGGAAAACCTAATAAATGTAAAACAGACTATGAATTAACTTATTATGCAACAAATGAAGATATTTTAAATAAAAAAATTAGTCAAAATACTATAATTGAATTTATTGAAGCATCTGCACCAAAAAATTATTTTCAAACTCAAGAACTTATTATTAATGGCAATATAGATTATTCTGTTATTGATACATTGTTAGGATTTGAAAAAACTTTTGAACATATGACAGATTTTATTTTGAATTATAGCATTAAAACTGATTCGGAGCTAATTGAAGAATGGATTTCTGATAATGTAGAAAAATACTTACAAGAGTATGAAGAGAAAACCGAAGAAGAAATACATGAATTAGAACAAAGATTACACGATTATATTGAAGATTATGTTGATAAAAGGATAAAATAAATGAAAACACTCAAGCAACTACGTGAAGAATATAATGATAAATTTATGTCTCAGGTTGAAGTTCTTCCTGAAGAGTTGATGCTTGAGAAAAATGTTATACCATCCACAAGAGAAATGCCTTCTTTGCTTATCTTTCGCAGAGTATCTTTTAGGTCATATCCTAAAGGTCAAGTTGTGGCACTATATTATTCCAAAACAATGGATAAGTATCTTTCTGTTCCAATTGGTCCAGGTAATAGTGTTAATTTAAGTGAGGCTTGTTGGGATAATTATAAACAAGAAGGTATGAAGAAAAAAGGTAATAAAATGGTACCTAATTGTGTACCTGTAGAAGAAGATGGACCTGTTATGTCTCGTTATACAGAACGTCCAACATATGAACATTTCAAAAATAAAGTTGAAAAACTCCGTGAAGATAGAAATGAACAACTTGATGAAATGTTACCGGCAATAGTTGGCGCGGGCCTTAGATTAGCATCAACGGCAGCAGGTAGACAAGTATTAAAACGTGGTGCTAAAATGCTTGCTAAAAAAGCACTTAAAGGTGCTGGAAAAGCATTGTTTGGTGATAAAGATGATGATAAAAAATCATCATCAAGTGAAAAAGGTGATTTTGACGCAGCATCTATGAGAACACCTTCTGAAAAACCACAAGGCATGGCAAAAACATCCAGTTCTTGGGAAAACAGATCAGGTTCTGATCCTGTATATCAATCAAAAGTAAAGCAGGCTTCAATAGCACCTGTTAAAGAAAATACTATTTCTGACATTCGTTCTATGATAAAAGAAGGTGTTGATAATATGGATCTTTCCATTAATGGAAGAACAATTACACTAAATACCTCTATGGCAAAAAGAATACTTGAAGTTTATGACTCGGTTAATACCAAAAACAAAAAGATTGTTGAAGGTATGCTGAATGAAGACCTTGAGTCCTTCAAGAAACTAATTAACTTCTCAATTAGGAACTAAAAATGGCAAACGTAATCACAGAACAAAAGGTCATTGATAATCATAATAGAGCATTGCTCAAGTATGTTATCCGTTTTGACGGAACATCAACAGCAAATAATCTATTGGTCAATGC